TAAAGGCAGCATTAATACGATGTGGTATCAGTGGATCTAGATTAGAAGCAGTTGGATTTGGGGTTACTCACCTGTTGCCAGGTATACCACCAAATGATCCAAAAAATAGAAGAGTTGAATTGGTAATATTAGAAGGTGAGTGTGATACTATAGTTAGTTTTTCAGAAGATTGTGATCAACCTGGACCTGGAACTGGTGGACCTGGAACTGGTGGACCTGGAACTAGTGGATCTGGAACTAGTGGATCTGGAACTAGTGGATCTGGAACTAGTGGATCTGGAACTAGTGGATCTGGAACTGGTGGACCTGGAACTGGTGGACCTGGAACATCTGGACCACCTAATCCTCAAGCAAATAAAGATACAAACTGTGAAAAATATCCAGACCCACCAGAAGTTGCTGATTTTAAATTTAAATGTGAAGATGAAAATGCAAAGCAAGCAACATCAAAACTTGATAAAATATACAAAATACATTTTCCATGTATAGTAGCAATACGCGGATACTATTCTGGCGTTGAAATGCAAAATCAAATAGGCGTATATGATGATGCACTATTTTTATTTGAGAGTAAACGTAGGATGTCTGCATGGAGATATAACTTAGACCCAGAATTGGGGTCAGGTAATATTGGTTTAGATTATGATGAAAATTATGCTACAGAATATGTCACAGACTCGGCAGGAAACCGTTTTAAACGTAGTGCAAGTGCTAACATAATATACCCTGGTGCCTACGTTTTTTCACCAAAATGGCTTGAGCAATATGGTGATGATGGCAAAGTTCGGTGCGGACCAGGACCAATACAACGAACCAATCAAAAATTACCCCCAACTGTAAATGATTGTAAAGGATTTGTTTGGCACATAGGACTGGATGATAATGGTAATAGTTTAAAAATAAAACACATAGCATTTTGGTCACACGCCCTACAAATGGCCCCAATTAGTTGGTGGGGAAGTTCTTTCACTATGAATAAACTTCAAGTAGGCTCGGAACAGTCTAGTCAATTTGAAATATTCAATAGTATACCTAAATGGCAGCTTGACCCATGCGGACCACAGGCTGGAACGGATAGATCATGTGTAAACGAAAACACTTATAAAGATCTTAATATAACAATAAAAGAACTTATCGACTTTCAGTATAATAATATTCCTGGAAAATTTTTAGGAAATAGAAGCATAGTGGCTATAAGTGGGGATACTAATACTATTAAATCGGTATATAATTATAAAATAAAAAACAATTTAGGGGATCAACTAGAAATTATTAGTACTTATGGCGATGATGCACGAATTAGGGTTTATGGTACTAATCAGATATACACATCTCTTACAGCAGATATGATGAACGCTAATATCGGTGCAAATATAATACACTTCGGAGATACTACTCACACAAATTCTGCAGGGTGTCAAACTCTTATAGATCAAGATTTTATACCATTCAATTGTTTGAGCCATAGATGGGCAAAAAGACATGCAGATAGATGGAGAAAAGAAATTGTTAGTGGCATACGATATTATGAGGGGTGGGAAAATATGGTGAATCTTATAAATAGCAAAAGAGTAGCAGTTTATAATGCCATAACTAAATCATACATTAAAATAGATTCTACAAATGCAGAAAATGTTTTACCCGAATATGGTATATCATATTATGTAATAGACGGTCAAAAACCAGCTAGATATGATGAAATACGAAGAATAATAAATAGTAAAAGATTTTCAAAAATCGGTAATAAACTATCCACTAGATCTGGTGGTATTAAATTACTGAAAGAAGTTTTACAAAAAATACAAAATATATGTAAAACATATTCAATAAAAATGTCTCACTTTATGGCAACAATAGATTATTTATCTGGGTTTGATTTAAAATATAAAAATCCAAAATCGGGAGCAGTTGGATTGATAGCATTTAAACCACAAACTGACACATCTAGTGATTTGAAAATATTCAATACAACAACAGAACAAGTATTGCAAATGGGAATGATGGATCAATTAGAACTGGTAAATAAGTATTTATCCAGAAGATCTTCACAATTTTCAGAATTGCCAAATTTAGCAGAAGTATTTACTGCAATTGCATTGGGGGTAGTGGTACCTTCTAAGGACAAAACGCCACCATGGGATCTGAATAGCACAATATTCTCCAGCATAACTGATAGTGATTTTATTTTTGGATCAGTTAAATTTGGGGCATTAGATGAAGCTGAATATCCAGGAAAAACCAGAAATTTAAGAAATGATGGAAATCTACAATTAGGGGAAATATTATCAGACGTAATTCAATTGTCAATAGAATGGGAAACTACATCTGAGGTACTATTAAGAAACCCAGCATCTAGATCTTTCCCAGTGTTGGAAGAACAAATAGTATTTACATTACCATAAATTATAAAATACTCAAGAGTATTGTTCAAATACTATAATTTTTAATAATTATATTAAAATAATATACATCATATAAGGAATACACATATATGAATTCTGACAAATTTTTTCAAAAAATAAGATCTATAATACGTGAAGAAATAGAAATAGCTCTAGATTCATCTATTAAAAATTCAAAAAAAGAGATTGATATAAAACCAAAAAAGGATGTATCTGAAACAAAACTATTTAAAAAATCCCATGAAAGAGTATCTGAATTTTCAAGTATTCAAGATATATTGAATGAAACAAAACGGTCATTGCAAGAAAGTTATGATTCTGAATACGATAATATAAATTTAAGCGGGATATACAACACGGATTCTATTAATTACAATAATGTACCATCGGGAATGAGTGGAGAAGAAATACCGTCAAATATAATGAATGCATTAAACAGAGATTATTCAAAGTTAATGCAGAAAATAGATGAAAAAAAAGGTAAATAACAATGGCAAAATATAGAAATAAAGTAGAATTTTTTGCACCAAAAACAACAGACACCAGACTTCAAAAATCCATTGGTGTTGACTTGCCTTTTAATGAAGAAAGTGGTATTTTCCGAAAAACATATGTAGATAGACAACAAGTTATTGCGAATTTGAAAAATTTACTATCTACTACAAAGGGCGACCGATACATGTTACCAGAATTTGGTACGGAATTAAAATTTATTTTATTTGAAAATATAACATCTGAAGAAGAAATTTATAGTAGAATACGAGCAGAAATATCAGATGCTATATCATATTGGATGCCCTATGTTGGAATAAGATCAATAGAAGTGGATACAAATATAACTAGCGATGGTAGAGTATTAGAACCAGACCACGCTATATTCGTAGATCTGAATCTTTATATTTCATATTTAAACATTTATTTGCCAGTAAAACTATTTATATCAGAAACAGGTAATGTATCCATTACAGAGGCAACCAATGAGTGATTTAGTAAAAAAAGATATAAGATATTTAGGAAAAGATTTTCCAACACTAAAACAAAATCTTATAGATTTTACAAAAAATTATTTTCCATCAACATATAGAGATTTCAACGAAGCATCACCTGGGATGGTTTTTTTGGAAATGGCTGCATATGTCGGGGATGTTTTATCATATTATACCGATGTCGCATTGCAAGAATCTATGATATTACAGGCTGCTGAAGAAAAAAATATTTTAAATATAGCACAATCATTAGGTTACAAACCAAAAAATCTAGTAGCATCTAATGTAAAAATAGATGTGTTTCAGATAGTACCATCTAAAACAGAGAGCGGTCAAATAGTTCCAGATTACAATTATGCAATAGCTATAGAACCTGGAATGACACTTTCAACCAATGCTATTGGATTTAATTCAAATTTTAGAACTATAGATTACATAGACTTTAAGCATAGCAGTAGTATAGATCCAACAGAAGTTACACCGTTCGAAGTGGACGATTCTACCAATGAAATAACGTTTTGGTTGCTTAAAAAAACAACAAATGCAGTTTCAGGAGTAATAGAAACACAAACATATTCATTCACTGACCCAAAACCATACGAAAAAATTACACTAGAAGAACCAGATTTAATAGAAATATTATACGGAATGGATTCAGATGGAAACAAATGGTACCATGCACCATATCTTGCACAAGATACTATTTTTGAAACCGTAGCAAATATACCAAGAAACGATGTATCATTGTCACAGAACAGAACCGAAACACCATACCTACTAAAATTGAGAAAAATACCTAGAAGATTTGTATCTAGAGAAGTTGGACCAGGAAAATTTGAAATACAATTTGGTGCTGGTGTCTCTAATATGGATGATGAATTGTTGATACCAAATCCAGACCTAATTGGAAGTGCTTTACTTGCGGTTGGGACTGAAGTTGTTTCGGATATAGATCCATCAAACTTTTTATACACAAAAACATATGGACTTGCGCCAAATAATACCGATATAACAATCTACTATACAAAAGGTGGTGGCATTCGAGATAATGTTCCATCAAATACTATAACTAATATACTATACAGAAATATTTTAGTAGATGAAACGGGTCTGGATCCAGTATTATACAATCAATGTATCGCTAGCTTATCAGCAGTAAATTCAGAACCAGCAAGTGGTGGGAATACTAGAGAAGACATAGATGCGATAAGACAAAATGCGTTGGCATATTTTTCTTCACAAAATAGAGCAGTTACAAAAGAAGATTATATTGTACGAGCAT